GCCAGCAGCATCTGTGCCAATCCACTTATCTTTAGCTGTTACAACCAGATCAATGGGGTATGAACTTATTCTTGCCATTTATGGGTATATAATTATTGCAAAGATAAGATTTTAAAGAACGTGTTTAACGTCCCTGACCCCTGTAAACCTTCTTGTAGCCACTTTGCCCTCTTGACGCGTTTTTTGAGTGAACGCCAGGTCTTCTTGTTTTATGCTTTAAAATAGGTGCGTTATATATCCCCTTTGCCATTTTTCTTGCCTTTTTCCCAAGTTCTTCCAACAAAATAAGCGCCGTACACTGTAACGAGCAATGTTTGAAAAATTGGGATATATTCTTTTTGTATTTTGAACTCTCCAATGTTCCCATCGGTAAATGATAATAAGGTAAACATCGCCGTAAGAAATACCATAATAAGCGGTCTGATGTTTTTCGATAGGAACGAATCGCTTTGCATATCATACTTCCATCGTTCAGTTACCTGGCTCTGCGCATCCTGATCCGCTTTCTCTAATAACTCTTGGATCTTATGTTTGGCCGCAAGCCGCTCTTCATCTGTGGTAGTTACCTTATCGATAACATCGCCTAGGTCTTTCACTAGCCCCCCAGTAATAAGTTGTAGTAATTTTTTCATATTTCTCTATATTGTACTTTTCCTCTGATTCTTTCAGCTCGCAAGCATCTCGCTCTATTTCTTTCCGGAGAAACATATGAAACGTGCACCCAGTCAGGGTTATTGTCATCACCAAACTCCCAAATCAATTGATCAAAGTCTAGGTTTTCTTTTATTAAGTGGTACATTTCTTTGTTTGTTGCGTGTCCGTATGCATCATCCAAATCAATAGCTCTGCCTTCACAGTGCTGCGATAATCTACTTCCTCCAACAGCTGTATTCAACTCAGGAACCCTTAAGAATGAGTTTATACGTATAGGCCCGCCAACCCACTTTCGTAGGGGCTCAAATATGTTTTCAGCAACAACATTCATGTTAGTCAACTGATATTCGTTAGGCTTGTTTTCTATACCTAGTCTTTTTGCTGTTGTCGATCTTGTTGCTTCGTAGTAACTGATGTGTTTACTAATTTTTTCCATCTAGCAAAGACCGCAAAATATACACAATTCACACATAATTATAATCTAAAGTTTATACCTACAGAAGAGTTGTAAATCTCAGAATCCCAAAACCTTACGTATTCTCCTTCAATAAATATACCAAATCTTTTTGACAGTTTCACGCCAAGCATTAAACCAGCTTGATAGTCTTCCCATTGCTTGCCACCTAGAAGGTTGTTATGACCGCCTTTGCCCCAGCTTTCCCTGTGGAGGTAACTAAAATCTACGTTACCTGAAACGTACTTGTGGTGTGGTAAAATCCAGTTTCCATACAGATGCATCCAAAAATTAGGTGTGTAGTGATAAAAGTCAAATCCGACTATAGGTGCTATTTCTGCAAAAGGCTCTAGTTCACTCCATTTTTGTTTATTAAAGTCATTCATTAGATCTCCGAAGATGTTATCCCTAAACTCTTCATCTGTATATGCTACAACATTACCCTGAGGGTCTCTCCAGCACCAATGCCACATTTCTTCTCCTGTAGCTTCATTTGTATGCCTCACAAGCTCATCCTGGTATCCGTACTGATATCCTAGAGTCCACCACGGGTTTTTTGCCATACCTGTTTCGTCTTGCTCGTTTAGCCATAACTCTATTGGATTATACCCATAAGCCTTAACGTGCGTTCTGTAAATTCCGCCAGCCGATATAGATAGTTTTTTACCGATAGGTAAGCGCAAACGAATTTCACCTGATTTGTATTTAAAATCAACATTTCCTTCTTCTCTTTGTTCAATTTTAGCAATATGATATTTACCGGTGTGTCTTAAAAATAACCTAGAGTTTGTAAACTCTCTACCTCTTTCTCTTTCTTTTTCAAAGTGTATTAAGTACTCAAAACCTTTTACAGCTGCTGTTGGTGCCGATAAAGCTTTGTTGTTTTCTGTGCCGTCATAGTAATTTTTTGATTTGATTTCATAATCGAATCGAGCTAATCTTCTTATTCCTACAGAGTACCTGTAATCGTAGGGATGATAAATAGTTTGATCAACTACTTCTGGTATATCATAAAGATTATCTGGATTTGTTCTAACAAAATACTCTGGGTAAGAGGCTTCACTTGCGTTCTCTACATCTCCAGCCACATAAAGAGTTCCATATTTAAACAGCTCATCATATATGGTCTTAAAAAATTGTGCTTGAATCTGAGTTGAAACAAGCATTATAATTGATAGCAGTAAGTGTTTTTTCATATCTAAAATTTGCTTTCTATGATTTCCTCAATTTTTTCCATGACGATCTGTTCACAATCATCTGGCAACTTCAAAGAAATGCCGCTTTCTATTCTAGCAATCTCTTTTCCGTTATTATACAACACAAGTGTTGGTATAAACTCAATAGCTTCTTTGACAAACTTGTCTGTGTCGTTTTCTATTCGAAAAGTATATGTATTGTACTCCCTAAACTTTTTGAGAGATATTTCGTTTTCTTCTACAAATGAAGCGCTAAATTGTACTACTGATATGTTGTTTTTGTAATCCTGTGCTTGCAACGCAAAAGAAAGCATTGCTAATATTCCAGTAAATAAATAAGTTTTCATCTCTGGCTTATCTCATAGAGTCTCTCGTCTATTTTGTTGAGTTGTTCCTTAATCTCTTCCACATCTCCCTTAACTGAAGATAAGTCTGTGTCAATCTTTTCTATTGTGCTCCTGACAAGCTTGTCTTTGTATTCAAACTCTACAGATGTCACTGCAGGCTTTGGTTCGTCCATAGCTAAAGCTATTTCTGATTTTAAAGTAAAATACATAGTTGCTAAGCTCACAGTAAACCCGACAACCATGCCTAGTGTTTTTAGATCAAGTGTTAGCTTTGTGTTTTCTGAAACCTCCTGTGCCATTTTATTTCTTTTTTCCTCCACCTCTTGCTCGGTTTGCTTTTTGGTTTTCTAATACCAATCTACTCCCCTTGTGTGAACAATCCATTTTATCGCCTTTCTTAGACTTTTTGTTTTTCTTGTTAAATGAATTACACTCGACTCTTTTGCGAACAGCTTCTTTTTTTTTCTGGGCTTTTGCGCTTGTCTTTCTGTGCTTTTTTCTAGCCTCAGGGTTATCCCTGTAATATTTTGCCGTTCTACTGAGCATTATTTATTGTATGGAAACATTCTGTTCAAACTATCTCGTCTCTCAGAGCACCCACACGGCTTACCCATTTTCTTTGAAATAGTTTCAGCTACTTTCTTAATGCCGGTAGCTTTTGTTATTCTTTCAACACTATCTCCTAATCCCCTGTCCATATTACAGTTATATATCTGCAAATTTACAAAAAAAACAAAGTGTTATTTTAAGGGCAGTTATTGTTTGATTTCTTTTTAGCTCTTGGATTTTGTCCTGTTTTAACAAAATTAACAGTGCTTATCGCATTCTCTGCTAAGCCCTGAACATCACCTGATGCTATGTTGCCAACGATAGCTTTTCCAAGAGTATATATCCCCCCAAGTGTTGTGCTCATCACATTGGCTTTCAGTTGGTTAACCTGTTTGTTAAAATCCTTTACATCACCAAATATCTCAGAAACCTGGGTCTGACCTCCTCTTAAGTTTCTAATATCTTTTCTTGCAGACTGACGTATTTCTTTTTTTTCTTCGCGGCTTTCTGCGTTTCTAATAGCAGACCTCCTGTTTCTTCTGACGTTTTTTATATCTTGCCGTTTCTGCTTGTCGTTAGCCAAAGAAGGCATGAAAAGCACATCTTCCCCAATAAGTTTTTTCTTTGCCATATTTTAGTATTTACCTCTTTTTGACTTCGGACTACTCTTCTTACTGCCGCCTTTTCCAGCCCATAAGGTCTTACAAGCCCAATAGCGAGCTGTAAGCTTACTTTTAGCTGTTTTGCACTTGTGTCTTGCTTTGAATGATTTTCTGGCAGCGTCTGAATAGTTGTGGCCATATCCTTTTGCTCCAAAGTGGATTAGTTTTTCCTTTCCACCTTCGCATGCTTTGACCATTTTTTTCTTTCCAGCTCTGTCAGAAGGCCGAGGCTTGTTACAAGCCATTTTACTTTTATCTGCCATAATTATACGTCTTTAACCCACCTTATACTTTGCCACTTGTAATCATTTACATTAATAAACCTTTTTGCGTAATCGTACGCCACAGGATGACTTGCTGTCACTATCCCGACATCAATACTATTTTCCCAATTACCTACATACGGATTTGCTGCTTCTTGATGCCAAAAGTCAGCACTATTTGAAAAAAGAAAATGAGATACCTGATCACCAACAACACTACCATATGGATATATATTCATCCCACTTGAGGCCGCATGACTATAATTATAAAAATCTGATGGCCAACCTGAGTTTTGATTATCTGTAACCCAAGCTGTACATTCAGCACTATGGAGATTAGTATCTTTAGTGTCATCCAATAAGTCATCCCAATCTTGTCGTGTTGGCAGTCGGTAACCAGAAGGAGGCTGTAATATTCTTGCTGCAAATCCATTATAGTACAGTCCTCGGCCACTATTGTTAGAATCGAAATCCCAATAGCAGGCTGCAGGTACTGAATCGTCAATATAGCTTTCCAATTGAGCAGCGGTGGTAGCTAATACAATAGTTTGAGCGGAATAGGTATAAGAAGTATCATTAAGATCGCCTACTGTAATAGTCCATTGGTTTCCACTGTAATTAGGATTTGAAGGGCCGCTTGGCCCTGTTTGGCTGTATGTTAGATTCATTTCAGTTGTGCGGTCATTAAAATCTGCATCATGAAAACTAATTAACCAATACTGGTTCGATTGTGACAAAGCATTAGTATTTGATGTACATTCATAATAACTAGGGAATCGCACGCTACAAAACACACCTTTGCGCATATTAGCTTGATTGCCCTGAAACTCCCACACTCCATCAAAAGTATTAGTGCCATCTGTAAGAGTGATTTTATATTTGTCACCAATATTTAAGCATCCACTTCCTGAATAGTTTTGAGAATAACCCGATAAATGGAAACCTGTGAACACCACTGCATCTGTGTTCGAATAGGTTGCTTTATAGTTAACGGATGGTGTACCTTGTGACGCCCCACTTGTGCTTAAGGCAAATGTGGTAGAACTTGCGGTTGTAGATGTTTCATTTTCTGTCGTCCAACACAAATCATCAACAATAGTAGTGTTAGCGCCGCAATTAGAGGGAGCTGGAGGCCACACAAGAGTCGATCCTTGGTATATTTTAGACACATCAGAATCACCGACTTTTATTTTGCCGCTTGCAATTTGTGTTCCTCCAATTCTAAAATCTGCCATTACACTATAATATATAATTTGTCTGCATCAGGCGTGTTGGATCCTATGGATAAAGCGTCGTACTCCGTTTGCGACAACGTGACAATCTCTGTAATCTGCGTTCCACTAGGTGAAGAAGATTTTACAAAATCATCATTAGCAACGAACCCTCCAGCTGCGTGGTTGTAAGCCAAAACTTTATCTTCATCTCCAGTTAGTCTTGCCAGACCTGGTATTCTCAGGATGTCATTATCATTATTTCCAAGTATAATCTCGTTGTCAGAGCTATAAAATCTTGGTTTAGCCTGATACCCAATTACGATATTGTTGTTTCCAGTCGTTAAGTTTGATCCTGTATGTTGCCATGCCGCTTCATGACCAATAACTGTGTTATTGTATCCTGTTGTTATGTTACCACCAGAATTAACACCTATTGCAACGTTTCCATAACCTCTCGTTAGGTCTGTCGATGATCTCGAACCAATTGCAATGTTGTTCTCACTATCGCCGCTTATTGACTTATCTATCGCGTTTAAAGCAAGTGTTCCCATTGCAATGTTGTGATCACCAGGATCCGGGCCTCCTAGAACACTATCACCGATAGCGATATTATAATCACAGTCTTTTAAGGCAGAGGAAGATAATGTTGCTCTACCTAAAGTGGTATTGTAGGAACCTGATCCCACCCCGTAACCAGCAGCTTGTCCAACAAAAGTGTTTGAAGTACCTGTAGTGACATTCCTGCCTGCGTAATGACCTACATAAGTCATTGCACCATTTGAAACCTGATTTTCTCCTGCATGGTGACCTATGGCAAAGCCTCCATAAAAATTAGTTGATGATATGGAATTAAAAACTTGGTTTCCTATAGCAATTAAAAGCCCTTGGTTATATGCTAATGAATTTAGGTTGTTTAACTGATTATACCCGATACCGATTAAGTTATCGTTGGCATTGCTCGTTGACCAAGCGGGGTGATCACCCAAGAATAACCATTTATCTGATGCATTAGCCTGGCCATCTGTTAGGTCATTGAAAGAGCTAACGGAAGATCCTGTTGGGCTAACTGCAACAAACCCGCCGTCATTATTGTTATATGTTAAGATTTTGCCATCATCTCCTGCTACGCCAGCTAGGCCAGGAATTCTTAGTTTTGTTACATTCGCATCACCAATAGTAATTTCATTCTGCGCTGTATTCGAGCTTGGTTGTGCGTTGAAGCCTAACATTGTCAGGTTTGTGCCTGTTGTAACATTTAAGCCTGCTTGTGAGCCAACAGCTGTATTTTTAGATCCTGTAGTAAGATCCTCTAATACTTCGAACCCAACTGCTACATTGTCATTTCCGTCACTCTGCGTTGTAAGAGATTTAAATCCAACAGCGGTATTTCTAGCGCCCCCACCAGTTTGTCTCATAGACCTGTAACCAATGGCAACACTACTGTGGGCTGCTTGTGAGCTTATCATGCTTTCAAACCCTATAGCAATGTTGTTTGCTCCAGTAAGCTGAGTGTGTCCTAGAGCGTTAGTACCGATTGCAATGGATGATGTTGTGGCGTTTTTACCAGCACCTTCTCCTATAACGACAATATCATTTGCATTTGTATTTAATCCCGCTTGATATCCAACAGCAACAGATCTGGCTCCATTTGTGTATGTAAGACCAGCATCATTACCTATAAAAACATTACTATCTCCACTTGTCAAAGTGCTACCTGCAGTCAAGCCTAAAACCGTGTTGTTTACTGCACTTGTTGTAATTCCAGATGGGTCGTTACCTACATAAAGTGATGAATTTTCTACATTAGCATCAGATAGCCCTGTTAGACTTGTCGCGCCACTTCCACTACCAGCTGTTCCGTCTGCAGCAGCTGTTATACGTCCAAATGCATCAACAGTAATATTTGCATTCGTATAAGCCCCTGCTGTAACTCCTGAGTTCGCTAAGGATATTGCTGGTGTTGTTCCTCCTGATGAAAGAATAGGTGATGTACCCGTTACACTAGTAACTCCTCCTGATCCTCCACCTGAGGTGCTAAGCACACCATTGGAAGCAGTAATACCTGATCCCGCCATAGCTGTTGCAAGTAGTGCAATTGTTGTCTTCCTGGTATTTCCACTGTCGCTTGCGTCTGCAAAAGCAATAAAGTCGTTTGCAACATCTATAGCTACAGGTGATAATCCGTTTAGATCTAAATCTATGCTTCCTGACGCTGTCACCGTTCCTGACAGTCCAGTACCACCACTTACACTTGTGACCGTACCTGTATTTGTTGTATATCCTTGTGTAGTTACAAAATCATAGATTTGATCGCCTGTCGCTAAAGCTGTTCCTGAATCTACAACTGAGCCTGTGACAATTGAGAGTGCAGGTGTTGAGTTACCGCTTGCAACCGTAAGCTGACCGGTTGTGGCACTAGTTACGTTTGTAACAGTCCCTCCACCACCAGACACGCCTTCGAGTTCTCCCGACGTAGAATTATATTGTAATCCGGATCCCGCTATACCTGATAAAAATCCAGATAGCGCTTGTTTTTTTGGATTGTTTGAGTCGCTTGTATCAGTAAAGACAAAGAAGTCTTCCTTGACTGACACCTCAGTGCCTAGTGAGTTTAGATCGAGATCTAAGCTTCCTGAAGCTGTAACTGTTCCAGAAATACCTGTTCCGCCACTTACACTTGTTACTGTTCCTGTTCCTTTGTTATTGAAAGTTTGGAAATCAGATGCTGATAAATACCCATCTTGTGAAGTGCTTGCTTGAGTTATTCCAATTGTACCAGTCGTTGTTACTGTTCCGGTCAATGGTGCACTCGTAGCAACAGATGTTACTGTTCCCGTAGTATATGAACCTAAAGACCCATCTCCTAACACCACTTGTGACGAAGCCCCTCCCATGGAAACCGACAATGTTCCACTACCTGTGATTGGACTTCCACTTACTGTAAAAGCTTGTATTGTTCCAAAACTTAATCCAACTGATGTAACAGATCCACTTCCTGTTCCTGTAGTCTCTAATTGACCTGTTGTACTGTTTACTTGAAGGCCTGACCCCGCGACACTTGTTAATAGCGAATTAACAGTTGTCTTTCTTGTTGCGTTAGTAGAATTTACAAATGCAATAGAGTCTGTCAATATAGCCAGTGAATCACCTGCAATGTCATTTAAATCTATCGCTAAGCTTCCTGATGTTGTTACAGACCCAGATAAACCTGCACCACCAAGAACACTTGTCACAGTACCTGTGTTTGTTGTATAGCCAGCCCCATTTGTGAGTTCATTGTTATTTGTTGGGATTGTTGGTTTGTTTTGAATAAACGCATCACTGTTTGAATTTGACTCATTCCAGTTCGCTTTTACGTTTACCTCAGCTCCATTTTCAATACCAGCTAATTTTGTTTGGTCAGCAGATGGATAGCTAACTTTGTTGTTAAATGTATTCCAATCTTCAAATGAAAGAAATCCATTTGTATTTGATGATGCCTGTTCGATACCTAAAGTTTCTTGATCACCTATAGTTCCCCCTGTTAAAGGTGCATTTGCTGTAAAAGTCATTGAGCTACCACTAGAGCCCGCCGTTCCGCTTTCTGCTGCAGTAATACGACCTTGTGCATCTACTGTGATATTCGCGTTTGTATAATTACCTGCTTGTACCGCTGTGTCTACTAAAGATATCTCACCTGTTGCTGTTATAGGTCCCCCTGTCAAACCTGTGCCTGTGGTAATCTCAGTTACTGTTCCTGCGTTTGATGTAAAAGACTGATTGGTAATATAAGTGAAGACATCTCCTGATGTAACAAGACCTGTTCCTCCACTAACTGGAGCTGCCGTTACTACTGCAATTTCAGGGTTTGTAGTTTGGTTTGTGATCGTCAAAAGATTAGTGTCTGCAGGCGTAACTGAAGTCACTGTTCCTGTTCCTCCCCCACTACCTCCTGAACCTGATGATGCTATGGTAATAGAGTTCTGGCTTGGGTCTGTCAAGAGTGTTACGTTTGCTCCTGCAACAAACTTTAGTGCTGAACCTGATGATGCTGTCACATCACTCTGGCCGTTTACTTGAATTGTAGAAAAGCTAGACAAACCACCAGATATATATGACTGTAGTTGACTAACTGTAAAGTTTTTAGTTGCGAAGTTTGCTCCTTCGGCTCCATCGGAACCAATAATTCTATCGTTTGGGTCTATGGTTCCGTCTAGATCATATGTATGTATTCTAGCCATTTGTTATCTTTTAGTATTCTTTTTAGTTACTTTGCCTTTTTTTGTGTTGGCAACAAACTGACGGTTTCTGCCCTCTCTTTTCTTTTTCTTTGCAGTAGCAGCTCTTTCCGACTTGCTCATGCTCTGAGCCTTCTTTAGTGGAAGACATCTGTCTGGATTCTTCTTGTTCTTGCTTGTACCACAAGCCCCAAGGATTGAACCGTCCGTACCAATACGCACCCATTTTTCTTCACGCCATTTTTTAAGTTCTCCCATTATTTTTTTGTATCAAACTTAAAGTTCTCACCTGAAACGGCAAGCTTATCAATAACTTCAGTTTGTAGGTCTCTTAGCAGCTTTTCTAGTTTATCTTTTTCGATAACCATAGATATCACCTTATCTTCTAAAGCTTCGTTCTTTGACTTGAGGGATTCTACTTCTTCAGGGTTTTTACCAATGAAGGTGTAGATAACAACAGACAAAGAGCCAACAAGCATACCAACGATCACCTTGAAGATGTCGTTGTTTGTTTGTGGAATCTCAAAAAAGGCTAAAAACAGCAAAAGCCCCATAACCAGGACAAATACTGTTGCTGCTCCAATATAGCCTCGCAACTCTTTATCTTTGAAAATCATTACTTTTTCTTTTTCTTCTTAGCAGCTGTTTTCTTTTTCTTTTTTAGCGTGTACTTGATCTTTCCTCCGTATGGCATAACTTAAGCTTTTATTTTTTGGTTTTTAATTTTTGCCATAAAACTTTCGTTGTACGGCATTCCTTTTTTGTTTACTTTTATACTTTCCTGATTGTAAACTCTATCTACATCCTTATTTTTAAAGCCAAATTCATTGTACTGCTGATTAGTCATGGGGCCCCCTGGATAAGGGTTGTAGTTTGTGCTTACTGGCTGCTCGTTGATGTGTTTTGGTTTTTTTCCTGGCATAACTATTTCTTTTTCTTTTTAGCTCCTTTAGCGTAATTAGGATCTTTACAATACTTACTTGCAGCCATATTCGCATATGCTGACGGGTAACGGTCAAAAGTACGCTTTGCCCAGGCTATACCTGCAGAACAAATCTTATTACCCTTTTTCTTTCTTTCCTTTGCCACAATACTCTATGGATTTAAATTAATTCCTTTAGTAAACATTTTTACAGCTGCGTCAGAAACTTTTTTCTTATTTTGTTTTTGATATTCTCGTTTCCTCACTAAGTCGTCATACCCACTCATCTTATTTATATCTTTCTTCTTCCCATAAGTGTCTGAAGTTTTTCTGTAATGGGTTGCCATATCTCCGAAAGCAGAAAACTGCTGTACTGCAAAATTACCCAAATCTGATACTGCGCTTCCTGTGCTTGTTTTACTTAGCTGTGTTCTATAAACTTTACCAGCTCTTTTGTACAAACGATGCTGTGCTCGTGCTGATCTTCTTTGTCCTCTTTCCTGAATACGACCTGCTCTTCTTTGGAGCCTAGCTTTTCGCTTGTCGCTCATTTCTGGGTTGTCATCAACTCTTTTAAGCAACTTTGAAGCTTTACCTTTCGCTTGAAGTCTCAGCATTTCAGATTTCGCAGTTCCTTTTTGCAGAAGCCTATAACTTCTTTCAATTCCCTTCTCGACCTTTAAAGCATCTTGTTTGACTCCTTTGATCATCCCTTTATAATAAATTCCACCTGCTGTTTCTTTATCAAGTGGTGTGTCTGGTGAAAAAGTCATTGGGATGTCTTTTCGAACATACGGACGAAGAGCTTTCCGCATTCTGTATTTACCTGTAGGCATAGCAGTTTTATTTTTAGCAAAGATACCAAAAAATGTTTTTCGTATTTTTGGGATAAACTTTTACAGATTGAGCATTAAACTATATAAGCGAGGTGGTAGAAAGACAGTAAAAACACAACCACGAGAGCGTCAACACAACTTTCTAAAGTATTGGAGGGTTGTTCGTTATTACATAAGAAGAAAGTACGATATATCAGCCATGGAGCTGGATATGCTTCTGTATCTTTATGATCTGCCACATTTTAGAAAAGATGACTTCAATTACTACGGCAACACCATGTCGTGGGATAAAAAGAGGTTTTACGAGATGGTTTCGAAGGATCTGATAAAAGAGTGGAGGCCAGGTGGAGAGAGATTTGCAAGAGCAAAACTGTGGACGCTTTCTCACAAAGGGAAGACTATATGCTCGTTAACATACAAAAAACTCCTCATGGAGGAGCCAATCTCTGAGGAACCAAGATCCAACCCAATATTTAAAAAATCTAACTACACAGACAAGATTTACAAAAAAATCATTGAAAAAATGAATAGAACTAAATCCGATCCTGGTAGTAAACTATAGATTTTTTTAGCAAGAAATAATCTCTAACTGATGTTAATTTCTTTAACTCCCTCATTTTCAGCCTGTTACCCCCTTCAGTTAAAATATCAATCGCCTCTATACATTTAGCAATGATGTTTTTTTGCCTGATTTCCTGATTTGCACTTCTAACTGAGATCATTATCTCGTCTGTAAAATACCACCTGACAAGGTGTCTTGTGGTGTTAAGCTCTTGTGCGACCCTTGTAATGGTTATTTTCTCAAGCCCAATCCATAGATCTTCAATTACTGCTGCTATATCTTCTTCTGGTGGCCTTTCTTTTGCACTTATTAGCGATCCCACTATTTGCATCTTCTGGGTTCTAGATAGCATTTTGTTTGGATTGAATAAGATTTTTCGCAGTCTAGGGCAGTATGGCTCTTTGTTTTTGGCCATAACCCTATCAACCATAGCTTCGACCCTGCCTTCTCCATACGTTCTTATGATGTGTCCAGATCCTCTGTCTGCAAGTTCACAAAACAGGCGTTTAGTTAAATCTGGATCGAACTCTGGATTTAGGTGGTTAAACTTTTCTGCTATATATTCTAGCTCTGAGAAAGAATTTATCTTGCGTTTTGTCCGGTAAAGAGAGTAAAACTTAACTCCGTCTGGAAAGTAAATATATTTTTCACCTTCAAAACGAAATGAGGTTTCCATTATGATACGATGTTTATCGTAATCAAATAACGGAATCAACATTATCCATAGTTACAACCACGTCTTGCTCTCTGATGGCTTTGTATTTACTACCTTTCACGCGCAGCTCAGAGCCTGACACTTTATCAAAGTAAACGTATTGACCTGGTTTTACCTCTTTTACATCATCACCACAGCTTACAACCTCACCGATTGTATACCTAATGTTCAGATCTGATTCTTCTGTGATAATTAATCCTAAATCATTTTTCTGTATAACCTCCTCATCTCGGACGATTACAAACTTACCCACTGCTTTCATCTGTCTTTTTTACTCTTTTATTAGAAATTACACATGATGTTGTCAGAATCGTGGAGGCCACAGATGCTGAATTAAGTATTGCGTTCTTTGTGACCTTGAATGGATCTACAATACCCATAGTAAACATGTTTCCGAATTTTTTGGTTTTGACATCAATACCATAGCCTTTACGTCTTTTCTCCATTTTCTTTTCGCTATGTGGGTCAATTTCCTGCCCAGAGTTAGAGATGATTCTATCCCATACTGTTGGTATAGACCAGAGCATCATTTTATAGCCTAACGCAAAAGAAGGGGAGCAGCCTCGAGGCGCGTTTCCGCCGATTTTTTGGAAAGCATCTAGTAGAGCAATACCTCCACCAGCAACAATCCCTTCTTCAAGGGCAGCTTTAGTTGCGTGGATGGAGTCATCTACACGATCTTTTTTCTCTTTGAGTTCGACTTCTGAGTTACCAGCAAGCTTTATAGTGGCCACCCCACCCGCTAACTTAGACAGTCTATCCTGCAGGTGCCACTTCTCAGTCTTGTTCTTTTCAAGTTTAATCTCATTGCTAACCCACTCAATGATCTCTTGTTTCTTTTGGTTTGGCTCATCATCAAAGACAAGCACGGTTTCAGAAGAGTTTGATATCATTTGTCTACAAGTGCCAAGGTAAGACACATCGATATTTTCTTTTGCATCTCCTGACATCTCTGATATCATCTTTGCTCCTGTCATAACGCACAAATCTTCCAATAGTTCGAACTTTTTAATCCCTATACCTTCTGGAAGAATAAAGTTTGCTGTCAGATTCTTTTTATTTATATTCTGTGCAATGAATAGCTTTACCCTGTCATCTAAATCAGAAATGATCAAAAGCGGTCGTTTTTGTTTGATTGACTGCTCAAAGGCAAAGTGAAGCCTCTCGTGCATATCTATCTTTGTGTCGCTTATCACAATTAGTGGATTTTGATACTCAACGGACTTTGACCTTAAATTATTTACACTAAAAGGAGTTCCGTACCCTCTTTTAATTTTGGTTCCGTTGGTAATTTCAGTATAGTCTTCGCCTGTGGGGGACTCGTCCATTGTTACAACGCCATCCACTCCAACCTTGTTATAGGCATCTGAAATCATTTTACCAATGTAGTTGTCACCGTTTGCTGAAATGGTTGCCACCTGCTCAAGTGTGTCAGGTGTAACTTCCTTTTTCATTTTCTCCAGAATACTTACAAGCTTTTTTGCTGCTGCTTCTATCCCTTCCTTTGCTTGAGTTACATTATCGATCTTGTCTATATTCATAAAACAGTTGTCGATAATAGCCTTTGCTAAAACACACGAGGTCGTCGTTCCGTCCCCAGCCTCTGTGGCGGTTTTTTGTGACGCCTGCTTTAGAATGCTTGCTCCAAGATTCTCAACCGGGTCTGATAGTATAATGCTATTTGCTACTGTCACCCCATCTTTAGTAATGTGGGGGGTTCCAAATTGGTCTTCTATGATTACAGTTCTTCCAGAAGCACCAAGGGTAGATGAAACTGCTTCTGCTAGTACATCTATTCCTTTTTTAAGTTTTTCCCGGCTATCATCGCCGAAAATCACACTTTTTTCAATCATGATTTGTATTTAATTTAATTATTATTCTTACTCTTCTTCTCTTCTTTTTATATAGGCGTGTCGATTTTGTGCCTATTTAGACAGTATGTATGATAAAACCAGTTTAACCGACTGACACTCAAGTTGTTGTGCTTGTCGTTTGCTTGTCACTTGCTTGTCGCTCGATTTCATCCAGTTTTTGTTGTAATTTCTGCACTAGAATTTTGGATCCAGGACGGCTTTTGAGCCGAATGATCTCCATGCAGAGTTTGGTCACTAATCTGCTCATAACTCATATTTGTTATCCAAGCCCAATGAATGTGCTTTTGATTATACTTAACTTTCATATTTACAAATATACAAAAAATGTGGCGGATTCCTGTAAATAGATAGTGACCTATATAAGTGTCTTATTGGTTTACAAAAAAATGCCACGCATGTGTGGAGGTTTTGGGTAACCTATATATATTATAATATACACGCTATTACAAACTGTTTTCTGTAGACCCACGGGGGTACATTCTCAACTTTTTTTCTGCAAAACTTTCACCTTTTTTTTATGCACCACACGTTTCACACAAACTATGTCTACCGAATCCAACAAACACCTTAAACCATCCAACGTCTGGGCCCCACCCACCCAACCCTAGGCCGTGTCTCGGTACCCCCTTGCAAAATATCTTGCTTGCACGTTCACAATCATTCGATAGCCAACCCTATACCCACTCACATTCCAAACATAACGCACCCCAACTGTTGGTCTTATATACTAAGGTATGGTGTATTGTCAGGGTGTGTATATATCTCATCACTGTATTTGCAAGATCCAATTGTATTTTGCATTATTGCTAAGGGGCTTCGCAAGCCTTGCTTGCTCGTGGCTCAAGGCCATTCGGTCAGAAAATATACTTCGTAATTTTCAGACATACACCCCAGCTATAAGCCAAAATAAATTGGGTGTGTTCGCCATACAGTAATGATAGTCATTACATCTAATTTAAATTTAATACATTATGAAAACTTCAAGTTACAACTCAGTACCAGTTATCGCATCAATCATCGGTAGCAAATCACGCAAGGCAATGTACCTAACCAATGTCACTTCATTGGATGGTAAACGCATCTACAAAGACAAATGGATGCCAACTGCGTGGAACGACAACGTTCTCAAGCAACGCATCTCTATTGAGTGGGACTTCGATTCACAATCACTTGTTGAGTTTCCAATGAGCCGTGTAACAGAATCAATGCAGGTTGATGCCTTCACAGATAACTGTTCAAACATCACAACACGTCTTGTAAACAACAAGCCGGTTGAATACCTTCAGCTAACTGAACGAATCATCGTCTTCATACCAAAATGGTTAATCAACAGCTTCGAAGAACGGTTCACAATCAAAGAAGAAGTTGACAACTTTGACAACGACGATGACTTCGAAACAGTTATTGAACGCACTGCATATGACTCCCAACAGCAGGAAAAGTTCGATTACATCGACAGAAACAGCATGTATCAAGCAGAGTTTGACACTGATCACTTAAGTCAGTGGGAACAGGACAATCCTGAGTACGCAACACACTCTTAAAGATGGGGGCTAACGCCCCCTTTTTTTATGCTCTTCGAGCCTATCATTATGATTTTTTCATTTTGTAAAAAACTCAATCATTGGTTCAAATAGGTTACTATGAGACATCCAGAGTTTTGTGAGTTTCTCTGGTTTTTATTAACGCACTTCGTGCAACATTTTATAAATTATTAATTATGATACAAGTAAGTATACCCGTAACGTTCAAACTCAAGATGGAGACTGAACGCGCATATATCGTAACGGAGTTGCACGTAAGCAACATGCCGTATATCACAGAAGCAGTACTACCAAAGATGTTAGTTGAAACTGATGTGACAAAAACAGATGACAATGGATTCATATCTGCAAATGTAGAGAAATGGGTTCTTGAACAACGTTACAATGAAGAAGCTAATCAAGCATCAAGTGACGGTGTAAAAGATTTATTAAATCTAAAGTACAGCGATAAAGAACTCGCTGATCTACCATTTTAAAAAAGAGTGTTACGAGGAACAATCGTGTGACATGTTAAAACGTTATCCGGACAAACACCAACACAACAAGTGAGTTGCGAACGTAACGCTCTAATGGCCCTTTCGTCTAATGGTTAGGACGTCACCCTTTCACGGTGGTAACGTAGGTTCGATTCCTGCAGGGGCTACTAAATTATAGTCATGAAAACTAAAACACTATCAACTGGTGTAGTTGTAAAACAACACAAAATAAATGGTGTGACCAGAATCACTGTTCACAATCACAAACGTAATATCCTCACTGCATTTTTTATTGCGCTATTCGCGCTAATTGGTGGAGGTATTTTGACCTTAATAGTTGACCTAATACAACAAAACAATGTGTTATCGTCGCTATTAATGTCACCCTTTTTTATGTTTATAGCCACAGTATATACTTTGGCAGTTATTAATTTTATTAAAATAATTCGATATGAATAATTACAGAGAGTTAAATTATGTAATTGACGGACAATCAGTAACTGATGTTGCTAAAAAAGTAAACACTACTGTAGCTAGTGCGTCAAGCAGAATACAAACTCAAATACGACAGTTCTTGAAAAACAAGAACGCAAAAAAAGTAAGTAATTTCAACAACATCAAAAATGCTAAATCAGCAAGAGATGTTCAAAACAACTTACAACAATGGCGATATGCAAGAGAATATTTCAATGTCTCAATGCCAAAGCCAAAACTGAAAGCAATAACAACTGTATTCAGAGCTGATAATATTGAACATGCTTTCGACATTGCAAGAAAGCAAGGCAATACATTAACAGCAGAAGAAGTTGCAACGCTGATGTATAACACAATTGTAACAAACTACAACGTGACATAACCATAGGGGCTTCGGCCCCTTTTTATTTAATAACATGGAAACACTACAAAAATTAATCAATGTAATGCGTGTACAAACAACAACGTACAACGACATTAAAATGCAACGCTTTATATTCAAAGCGTTAGAAAAAATGAATCTAAAACATGAAACGGATTCATATGGTAACATATATGTGACAAAAGGTAAAGCAGATCTATACCCTACAATGGTATGTCACATAGACACAGTTCACAAAATAAACATGAACGTTGAAGTTATCAAAGTAAGAAACAAACTAATTGCTATTGATACCAACAATATGGAAAGATATGGTATTGGTGGTGATGACAAAGTTGGTATATTCATTACACTACAATTGCTAGAAAGATTTGACAACTTCAAAGCAGTATTCTTCAAAGATGAAGAACATGGTTGTATTGGAAGTGGTCAAGCAAACTTCGACTTCTTCAATAACAGCACATGTGTATTACAATGTGACAGAAAAGGTATCGATGACTTTGTCAATAATATATCTGGTACTAAACTGTTTGATAACAAGTTTCAAAAAACTATACAACGTATACTTGACAAACACTTTCGCAAAGTTGTACATGGTGGGATAACTGATGTTGGTGAAATCGCTGAAAACAACAACGTAATGGTTGCAAACATGTCGTGTGGTTACTACGATCCACACTCAGATAACGAATATATTGTTATAGATGATGTATATGATACCCTAGAAATGTGTGAGCAAATTCTAAATGTTACATCATATCAAAGATGGGAAATGGATAGACCAAAATATAATTATGGTAATCACATAAAATATGCAAACACACATAGTTTATATAATGATTGGTATGACTATGACGAAAAACCAATAAACTACAAAAAAGATAACAAAATTGTAGACATACATGGTGATATATTCGATTACAAATGTGAAGAATGCGGACATGATCATTTATTATATGATGAAACATGTCATGATATATACTGTTATAACTGCAATGACTATGTAAATGCAAAACATAAAGTATATCATACATGTATATGGGATGATATTGAAGAAGAAATATATGATAATAACGTAGAACAAAGCAACAACTATGGAATCTAAATACATACATGCACAATCAATGCAACTAACACCTAAAGATGCAAACATAGTTTCTGCACATCTATTTGGGTTTCATTGTAATCAAAAAAATACAGAAGACTATGTAGAAAATGTTGCGTATTATTTTTTGTGTGCAAGAAGAACAAAACAAGACTATGATGCTGAAAACAAAAAATACAATGAGTATGGTATAGAATTATGTGAACTTGAAAGATATTTACGCAAAAAATTATTATTAAAATTTGTAAGAAAATTTTATGGTAAATACAAAGTAAAAAATGTAAAAATGGCTAACGATTCAAGTTATAACGTAAAAAATATTTATCTACGTGACGACATATTTGAAGAATACAAAGTTAAAACAATACATACAAAAGTAAGTAATGAGTATAGACTGTTATCACAATCACTATATGAAAAAATAGTAAGTAATGCAGCTGGAATATTCTACTCAAAAGCAACACAAACATCACTTAAAAATCTTATACTAAAAGATGAAAAATGGATCAATCAAGGTGTAAGTGATCAAGCGCTCAACTTAATGACTCAAAATGTATGTGAGGAATTTATAAAAACAATAGATTGGGTGAACATGTATCTGCCAAATGGCAACACAAATTTTACTATAAAACCAAATAGTAAAATGACAATGTTAGAAAACAACAAAAACACTTATATGAGTGAAAATGGAAACTGGTCACCTAAAAACAGAACAGAAATAAAATATGGTAAAGGGTTACGACGTATTCTACAGTTCATTGCATTAACAATGAAAAACAAAATTGATTGGTATAGCATAATAAATACTGATACATTTATAGAGCAATATGTCAACAAACTAAAAGCAATATATAACCCAACAATAAATATAGAAGAAGTAAATGGTGAGAATATTAGGTTTTGGTATTATGGGTGTAGATATGCAGATAATACTGGTACATTAAATAACTCATGTATGCGTGGTAGTAGTCAACAAGATTATTTTGATATATATACAAAAAATCCTGAAAAAGTACAAATGATTATTGCTTTAAACAATGATAGACAACTAATTGGAAGAGCTATATTGTGGAGACTCGATTATGCAAATGGTAGTAATAACAATATGTTTATGGATAGAATTTATGGCAATGATATAATTATAGAAAAATTAAAACAATATGCAAAAGATAATATGTACTGGTATAAATATGAACAAACATATAACTCAAATAAAGTAATTGCACCAGATAGCACAATACAAGAAGCTGATTTCCATATTAAACTAAATAATACAAGTCGTGAATTGTACCCATATATGGACACAATGCAAGAAGCGTCTGATGTTTATGCAGATGAAATAACATTATATTCAAGTACCAGTGAATATGGTAATTATGTATTGACAAGTACTGAAGGAAAATGGGAAGATTATAGCCACGATGAAGACGTATACATTGATAGATATGGTGAATATTATAATGAAGATGATGTTGTGTATAGTCATATATATGGAGAAAACATAGTTAATGATGATGCTAGAATAACATATGATGGAGAATATGTATGGTATGATGATGAAGATTATGTTGAAGCCTGTGATACAGGTGCAATACACCATATTGATGACGTAGCATACTCAGAATATGATGGGTATTACTACAAAGAATATGTAGATTGCGAAGTAAACGGTGTCATTGGAGAAAGTGAAAGTAAAACAGAAGAAATTGACGGAATACAATACATAATACACAATGACGTCAGCTTAGAAGAATTAGCAGAAGAATTAGGAATAGAATTAGAAACAAATGAATAGAATAATAATTTTTATAATTGAAAAAATACTATGGGCAATTATATTGCTAATAATAGTGTTTTCATGTACGGGGGACGGAAGTCCCCCTTTTAAAATAATGTAATATGGATAAATATGATTTAGTAGATTGGTCAATAATGGGTATAATATTGTGTATAATAATTGCAATAATAATATCGTAATGTAAAAGGATGATAAGGTACAATGTGCCAGAGTCATCCTTTTTTTTGTAACGTAAAATCACAATCATTGTTGTGCCATGTGACGCGACGCTCCAAGATGTGACGCGACGCTCCAAGATGTGACGCGAAAAAAAACATAAAAAAATTTGGTTATGAACAAAATTATTAATAAATTAGTAATAAATATGTGAATATGAATAAGATCCAGTTAGTGTATTGGTGTACAATGTATCGATACCACTTTAATAATTTCGATTGGGAAGCCCCATACAAAACACCAGAAATAAGCTTTGAAGAATTAGAGAGGCTTACTAAAACAAGTAAAGTTAAATTTGATTTTAAATTATTATGAAGATAAAAGATTATTTGCACTCAGATCTTTTGAGTGACAAAAACAATGATATGGTGTTTCAAAAAACATACGACACCATACACAAGTTTGCAAAAAAACAAACTGAAATGATGGCTGCAGCGTTTAACATAACAGACAAACAGCATCTGCAAGACTTAGATAATATGAATGCAGTGATGTACTCAGATGAAATCGTGGAGCTTGTAAATTATGCGATACACAAATTCAACAAAAGACACAAGAGACATGGCAGAGATTAGAGTATATGTAGTAGACCATCACAATGCTCCTGAAATAGCATACGACTTTGATGAAACTAATCACAAATCTATAATGACATATGCAGAAGCAATTGGCTCTGTGTATTCACTAGAAGGGTTTCAAAATGCCTTTAATAATGAGGAGGTAAATACAGCAACAGACTTAATTTTAATCAAATGAGAAATATAATTTTAACACTTTTAATTTGCTCGCTTTTTACATCATGTGCCACTAGTGGCAACTATGTGACGTTCAAGCCACCAACGTTCAGACAGTTAGCTAAATGCGAGCCGTGGCAGCAACAAATGTTCACAGACTTCTGTGAATGGAAGTACTACGATAGTAACGTAAAGACAAAACTTGTGTTTGGAAAAAGAGGAAGAAAAAACCTTTATCAACAACACATAATGATTTTAGGGTATGCTCCTGACACAACAAGTACAGATAATCGTTACGGATCATGGATGAAGAAATAAGAAGGTATCACTGTCTAGCATGTGACGACTGGGTTACAAATGTGACATACAACTGGAGTAACGATAGAGACGAATGCGAAAACTGCAGGGTAGATTTTGAGTACAATTCAGCAGAGTTTGCAAAAAAAGCACACCAAATGCTAAATCAAGTATTTATTGATCCAAAATCACTAAAATGACAGACAAAGAAAAAAAACAGGTTAGAAAATACTTGTTACAATCCTATGCTAAAAAATTTAAACGCAAACTTTTTAAAAGGATTGACAACGGAGAAAAAAGTTACTACTACAAACGAATATGTGTCACTTTCGTGGGTGACAAAGTAGAAGTATATGACACCTCCTCTGATATATACAGACCTTTTTCGTTAAGCGAATTGGTTTTACTTACAGAGCTGGGCGAGATTGAACTCAACAAAAAACTTGTAGAGAAATCGTACACAGAAAAAATACGTGGCACACGAAATCTCATGCACATTGCAATAGCAAAAAAGAACTCCAAAGAAAAGGAGTACTACTACAAAATTGCAATGAATGAAATAAAAAACTATAAAGAATACTTGGAAATTAACAATTAAGTTTCTAAGTTTGTTAATAAGTTAAATCTAATATAATGAAAACAGAGAAACTCAAAGCTTTGTACGAAAAGTACGAGCTTTCAAAAGACGATGTCTTTAAACATCAACACTACATTATTATCACAAGATCAGGTATCGACAAGATACAGGCGAGTGAGAAAATTAAAATAAACTATGACGTTGTGAATTGCGAATCACATTTCGCAGTTGTAAAAGCAAACGCTGAGGTTGGTGACAACAGCATTCAGACGTTTGGATCTGCACTCAAAGGAACAAACCACAGGGATGGCAACTGCAACACCTGGTATGTTATGGAGATGGCAGAGAAACGTGCAATGTCGAGAGCTGTGTTAAAACTGACAGGGTTTTATGAACTTGGCGTGTTCGGAGAAGACGAAAGTGAAGACTTCAAAAGAAAGGATGCGGCATGGAAAAGTCAGTAATACTAAAAGAGTTGTCTAATGACGAAAAGTATTATGGAGAGTATGGTAAACAATTTTTATCAAATTCTGACATAGACACGCTCATAAACAATCCTGCTGGGTTTATGGATACTCGTGAAGACAGTATAAATCTAATGTATGGGCGTGCTTTTCATGAACTAGTAATGTTCGGCACAACTCAATACGACAACTACGTAGAGGCGTCTACACGTAACACAAAAATCTACAAAGAAGCAGAAGCAGAAAATGGATTGATGTTTCTTAAAAAGGAATGGGATGAACTCAATACACTTGTTCAATGTGCTTTCAAAAACAAAGTCTTTAGCGAAACAGTTAAGGACGCATCAAACAACTTTGAGGTGCCTAACGTTGGTTCGTTGATAGATGATGACATAGTGTGGAAGTGCAAAGCAGACATCGTGTCGAGCGACTGTATCATTGACATCAAGACTACAAGTTCCATTAAGGGCTTTAAGTACAGCAGCAAGTCATGGAATTATGACAGTCAAGCTTACATTTACAGCTCCCTATTCCAAAAGCCCATGAAGTTTTTGGTAATAGACAAAACAACAAAAGTCGTTGGACTTATGGATGTTTCTGACGAAGCATACGACAACGGCAGGGAAAAAGTTAGTAAAGCAGAAGATAATTACCGTGAATACTTTGTAAACAAAAGTAAATCAGTGGAAAACTTTACTATCTATGGCGAAATTTAATAGAGGACGTCACAGAGATCAACAAATAGCAGATGCCATCTTCGTGTTTGCTGTTATATTAATATTAATTTTAATAAACTAGACATATGTCAACATTAATAAATGCGTCGATTAAAGGCTCAGAGCTAAAAAACATCGACAAAACTAAGGTGATCGTAGGTAAAAAAGATACCTATATTCCAATAACTATTTCAATCAATGATCAATCAAGGTTTGGAAAGAACGTCTCTATATCTGTGCAACAAAGCCCAGAAGAAAGAGAAAAGAAAGAGAAGAAGCACTTCATAGGTGAGGGTTCTGTTATCTGGACTGACGGAAATATAGTTAAAGGCCAAAAGGATCAGCCCGCAACAAATAGCGAGCCGTTTAAAACAGTAGAGAAAAAATCTGCTGAACAATTAGACGATCTACCATTTTAACAACGCCCCGCTTCGGCGGGGTTTTAAAATTTAATTATGACGAATAAAGAAAACTATTACACGTTAGATGTGATATCAAACAAAATCGCTGACTTTGAAAAAGTACCAACAAGTTTTCTATTTAGAGACACAAGGAAACATGATGTGACGAACCTAAGAAAGATCTTTCATTATTTCGCAAGTAAGTACACAAGCCTATCGCTTGCTAAGATTGGTAACTATTCAAAAAAATGGGGTAGAAAAACTGGTCACAATCATGCAACTGTACTGTATGGCGTAAACAAAATCATTGACTGGTGTCAATACGATTCTGACTTAAGAAATAAAATTAACTTACTTGACGATGAAATAAAAGTAATCGTTGACTACAACACTCAAATACACACACAGCTGAACAGCTCAAAAAAAAGTATAGTAAAAAAATTATACTCTGAGAACGATGTAAACTTTGTCCAAAAATTTGAGGACTTTACAAACCTTATCTATTCAGGAAAAAAACAACACCTGCTTGACGTTGCACACGCTTCTGCCAACGGAGCAAAATCACAACAAGAGAAATATGAAAGGATTTATAAAGCTACACCGAAGAATACTTGATTGGGAATGGTACACTGACTCAAACGTCAAAAGCGTATTTATACATGTACTGCTCAATGCGTGTTACGACGACTGTAGATTCATGGGTAAAAAAGTAAATAGAGGAGAGTACATGACAAGTCTCTCAAGACTATCGTCAGATCTGAGCATACCTGTACGTCAGCTGAGAACATCTTTGACAAGATTAAAGCAGACAGGTGAAATCGACATGCAAACGACAAACAAGTACACAAAGATAACCATCTGTAACTACGATAGTTACCAGGTTGAAGAAAGAGCAAAGAAACCAAAAGCGACAAGCAAAAGACAAACAGTAAAGGTTATTAATGTTGTACAAGATTATGTACAAAAGTGCCTTCATGATCCAAGTTGGACAGAGGTTGTGTGCATGCAAAACAACATTAGTAAAACTCAGTTAAGTAAAATGCTTGATGTGTTTAACAATCACCTTTTGATGACAGACGAGAAAAAACAAAACATACGTGACTTTAAGTCACACTTTGTAAACTGGCTTAAGTATAACAAGGGATCTGTAAAGAACGACGAGGGCCCATACAAGTGGAAATGGAAAGGACAGCTAGAGAAAAGTGGCACTTACGACATGCTTGTAAAAGACAAAGAAGTGTTTGACAAACCAGGATTTGAATTTAAAGTAATACAGAATGGATAACGATTTCGTTATAAAAGAGTATAACGTATATAAACTTGACACAAAAAGCAAACAATCGATATGCCCAAAGTGTTCTCACGAAAGAAAAAAGAAGAGCCAAAAGTGCTTAATGCTTGATTGGGACAGAGGATTAGGGACTTGTCAGCACTGTGGTGTCGTTCTTCAACTCCACACCTACGAAAGAAAATCAGAATCTAATTATGTGACGCCAGAACCAATACAAGAGATTACAATTAAAGATAATGTTGTTGGTTGGTTTGAGGATAGAGGCATAAGTAAAAGGACATTGCAAGATCTGCAGGTCACTAATGGAAAGGAGTACATGCCACAAGTAGGCAAAGAAGTGAACACAATTATGTTTGGTTACTATCTTCGTGGCACGCTTGTAAATATAAAATACCGAGACTCAAAAAAGAACTTTAAACTTTACAAGGGCGCACAGAAAATATTTTACAACATAGATTCAATTGCAGGAAGTGAATCTTGTGTCATTGTTGAAGGAGAGGTAGATGCGATGTCATTCCACGAAGTAGGAATTAAGCATGTTGTAAGCGTACCAAATGGATTTACTGCAACAGGACAAGTAAACATGGACTATTTAGAGGATCTGTATTCATACTTTGAGGACAAGACAAAAATATATCTGTGCGTTGACAACGATGAAGCTGGAGAAAACGGAAAAAAAGAGTTGATCCGTAGGTTTGGCAGTGATAAAGTATGGCTGTGTGATTTGAAAGACACGAAAGACGCTAACGAATATCTTATCAAATACGGTAAAGATTCTCTTCGTAAAGTGATTGAAGATGCGACGCCGTGTCCAATAGAGAATGTGTTGAGAGTAGAAGACATGGCCAACGACCTTGACGACTTCTACAAAAACGGCATAAAAAATGGATACAAAATTGGTCTAGAAGGTTTTGACGACATATTTTCTACATACACAAAACAATTTATTGTAGTAACAGGGTTTCCTTCAAGCGGTAAATCCGACTTTGTTGATCAAATGACTATCGGATACAATATGATGTATGGGTGGAAGACAGCTTATGCCTCTACCGAAAACTACCCTCAGTACTTGCACGTCGACAAGCTAGTAAGAAAGCTATACGGAAGAACACCCGAGTATGCGGACACACAAAAAGACGATTGGAAATCCTGTGTTGATCATGTGAACAAAAACTTTTACTTCATAGATTTTGAAGAGGGTTACGATATCGATAAGGTGTTGCACAAAGCAGAAGAACTTGTCAAGCGTGCTGGCATCAGGTGCTTAGTGATAGACCCATACAATAAAATACGTGACAAGAAAAACCTTTCTCTTTCTATTACAGACTACACAAACATATATCTCAACAAAGTAGATAACTTCTGCAAAAAGAATGACGTAATATGCATGTTAGTTGCGCACCCAACAAAACCGCAGAACGACAAGGGTAAACTTTTGGAGCCAACCTTCTACGATGTCAAAGGTGGAGGTGAATTTTATGATATGAGCCCCCATGGACTACTTGTACACAGAGACTACGACAATGCCACCGTGAAAATAAAAGTATTAAAAGTAAAGTTCGGCAACCTTGGTGAAAACCAAGCGCACGCAGACTACTGTTGGAATGTAAACAATGGCAGATATACCTCACTTAAACACGGCGCCCCTAAGTGGGACAACAAGAACTGGATAACGTCTGACAAAAATCCTTTTGATATCAGCAAGACGTTAGACATAGAATTTGAAAATGTAAAACAAGTATTATGATGGGTAAACTATTTTTCACAATCATTGTTACAGCGACGATTTACCACGCTGATCCAAAACAAACCAATGCAGACTATTTGACAACTGCATCTTTGAAAAAAATAAATCCTCAGTGTCCTGGAGATCATAGGTGGGTAGCTGTGTCTAGAGATTTAGAGGAATATGGATTTGTTTTTGGTAAAACAATATACGTAGAAGGAGCAGGAGATATGGATGGGCTTTGGACTATAGAGGACAGAATGAACAAACGCTGGACAAAAAGAATTGACTTTCTTGTAGACTATGAAGTAAAGGGAGGTAAATGGGGTAATGTAAAGATATATCTAATTGAATAAAGAAGTAGACTACGTGTATCTATGTATACACAATGACATAAAAGTTTATCCTGTCGTTCATGACATGGATCACTTTGCTGTGGAGGTAGATTATGCTGGTAGAAAAAAAAGAGGAGTAGAGATATTTAAATGGCGTACAGAACAAAAACTATTAAAAAATAAGATACTAGAAATCTATAATATACTTGGAAAAAATATAACAAATAGGGAATAAAAATTAAAAAAAATCCTAAAATGTTGTTTTATTTAAAAAAATGTTGTACATTTCCTAAAAATTATAGGAAATGCCTACCGGTAAACCGAACGATGATCCAAAAATAGAGATGGTTAAGGTCTTTAACAAGACATTTGGTGTACCAACATCAAAAAACCCTACACTTCTATCAGAGGATGATTATTCACTAAAATATGACTTGATGAAGGAGGAGTTGAGTGAGTATCTCAACGCCTGTCGTAGTAACGATCTAGTTGAGGTATGTGATGCCGTTGTAGATATGATGTACATTCTCAACGGCATTATTGTTTCACATGGGTTGCATGACATTTTTACTGATCTGTTTTCAGAGGTACACAATTCCAATATGAGTAAGCTAGAAAACGGAAAGGTGTTGAGAAGGCATGATGGTAAAGTCATGAAGGGTTCGGAGTACTTCAGACCTAACTTAAAACAATACTTATAGACATGGAAGACGTAACAAGACACATAAACAAGGTGCTGGGTTATAAAACCTGGAGTGACAAGCGTAAGATAGATTCTTTACTGGAGTACGATTGTAATATGTACACGAGACTCGGTACAGATTCGACCAGAACGCAAAAAGAAGAAACCAAAAAAAAGTCCAGGGCAATTTACAGAGCGATCAAAGAAATTGATTATGATCAAGGTAAAGATTATCTATGGCAGATGGATTAAATGACACTAGAAACACGTCACAAATACTTAACCAATGTATTTGACAGGCTTCATGACAAACTTGATGATGCCTTCGAAACTATTTATGATGGAGATTTTGAGGACTGCAAAAACACAGTTAACTCACTAATTTACGATTTGAAACAACTCAAAAAAACAATGGAATCATGAATAAACGTTGCAGAATTACACCCGACGAAGCAACAGCTTTAAGCATTAATCAAAAGCCAACAGAAAAAGGCAGAAACACCTTTAGAGTGTGGCTTGATGGTGGCCAACAACTAGAGTTAAGTAAAATGAGGCATAGCGGTGTTTACGATTACTGTAAGCAAAGGGGTATAGACTTTTCCTCAATAAAAGAGTATTGGGATAAAACTAAAGAGTACTCTGTAAAAGTTCGACCGGATGTTATATCATATAATGACATCTCTGAACAGATTATGGAGGAGATGGACAAACACTCTCCAAGTTACAAGAAAATAAAAAGGGTTGCGTCTAAAAACCCCCACCTTCTGGTTGTTGATCCAGCTGATGTGCATATAGGTAAACTTGCAAGTTCATTTGAAACAGGTGAGGAATATAATTCTCAAATAGCTGTACAAAGAGTTCGCGAAGGTATAGAGGGGATACTAACAAAGTCATCTGGATTTCGTGTGGATAAAATATTGCTTATTATAGGTAATGACATTCTTCATATAGACACCCCAAAAAGACAAACAACGTCAGGAACTCCGCAAGACACAGATGGAATGTGGTACGAAAACTTTTTGATTGCAAAAAAACTATATGTAGAAGTGATCGAAAAGCTAATTAATTTTGCAGATGTCCATGTAACGTTTAACCCCTCAAACCATGACTATACAAACGGTTTCTTTTTAGCTGACGTTATTAAATCTTGGTTTCGAAAGTCAAAGAATGTAACATTCGACACAAGTATTGCTCACAGAAAGTATTTTCAGTATGGACAAAACTTAATAGGCACAACGCATGGCGATGGAGCAAAGGTTAACGACTTGCCTCTGCTTATGGCCGTTGAAGCAAAGGATGAATGGGGTAGCTCTAAACACAGATATGTATACACACATCACGTGCATCATAAGAATGCAAAAGATTATGCAGGTGTAACAGTAGAGAGTTTGAGAAGCCCATCATCTGCAGATTCCTGGCACCACCGGAAGGGTTATCAGCATAACCCAAAGGCTGTAGAGGGATTTATTCATCATCCCGAACTAGGTCAAGTCGCACGTTTAACACATATATTTTAATATGAATAAAAAATGGGATATGGTGTCGTTTGCCTTCCGTTGGCCGCACCAAGGTATAATTATTGGATATGAGATCTGGGAGGCCTCTGAAGAGGTTAACTATCACGCTTTCAGACTACACCTTATGTTGATAACTATATCATACGAATTTGGAGATGGTGATTCTCCTTATGCATAGTTTTTTTAAATTTGAATACCAAAGATGCTTTGTCACAACATTCTTTGTTACTTTGTTTTCATGTTAGGAAAGCCCTCCGTTATGGTTAAAATATCAGAGGGTTTTTTCGTTAAATTTGCTTATGGACTTCAGCAAAAAAATATTCGTAAGCAGAGATGTAACCGACCACGAAGTATATCTTGTAAAAGAGATATTACACAGCATAGATTTCGAAAGTTACCTCTCAGAATCCTTCTTGTATATAGACATGAGAAAGGATGGGGGGCTGGAGATTATAAGTGTCGACAACGAACAGGTGTTCCTTGCCTCCAAAGAGCTGAGGGTAAGTAATAAAATGGCCATAGAATACTTGAGATACCAAACTAAAATAGAGCAATCCATAAACAGCGTCCTGTACTGGGCAGGCATAAACAATATGAAGAAGTTTGTTCCCGTAAAGGAAGATGACGGAAACAACAAAGAGTACGCTGATATGAATGTTTACGCTCACAGCATGCCGGAAGCCCTTAGATACCTAGATGAGCTATACATGGGTGACTTTGTGTACATAGAAGATGTCGATGAAGAGATATGGTAAAAAGCGCCAGATAACCAGGCACAAGAAAACCACTGTTGACGGCATACAGTTCCAGTCAAAGCTAGAGTCTCACATGTATTTGTTGTTTAAGGCTCACAAAATACCAGCAGAATACGAAGGCACAAAGTTCACAATCATTGACTCTTTTGAGGCAGACTTTTCATCTTACGAAAAAACGCCAACCAAAAAGTACCTACACGACAGAGGTCACAAAAAGATTTTACCCATCACTTACACGCCTGATTTTGTAGATCCTGCCGCACCTCCACGCTACATAGTGGAGTGCAAAGGAAACCCAAACGAACGTTTTCCGCTTGTCTGGAAGCTTTTTAAGCGCTATATAAAGCTTAATGGGTGGAAAACTGACCTGTTTGTTCCAAGAAACCAAAAGGATTGCTTAGAAGTAA